GTCGTACGTGCTTCAGAGTTGCAAAACCCTGAAAAGTATCCATTGGTTGCAGGAGCTATCGAATCAGAAAGAAGAGCCATAGCTGAAAGATATAAATGCACACAAGAAAGGTCCTTATCTACATTGGCACGCATTAGAGATAAAGCGTCTGAGTCTGGGAATTGGAACGCTGCCGTAGCTGCTGAGACTCGCCGTGGACAGATTGCTGGGTTGTATGTCGATAAGAAAGAAATATTAACTGGCACAATAGATTCGATGTCCAGAGATGAAGTTGAACAGAAAATTCAGGACTTGAAGAAACAATATAGTATTGAAACTACTTTTGAAGAAATAAAAGAATTAGAAAATAAGTCTTGACTATAAAATAGAATGGGACTATATGATATATAAGACTGGTTTCTGATAATGAAAACTCTTAAATGAGGCTACAGGCTACCAGATGTAAAAACATACCTGTCCCAATGAATTAACATTGTGGGTATAAAATATGCCAGTCTTAGAAAAAGGAGAAAGTTATGCATATAGATAAATACGTAGTGAATAACATTGGTACTAAATGGTCCAATGGTAAGAGTAAAAAGAATCAAATTTTAGGAACGATTGATGGTTTTGATATTGATTTAAAAAAATTATCATCTTTACTTGATGAATGGCATGAGACTGTTAATGGTGAGTGGTCATCAAGAACTATTGAACTTGTTATTAATGTAAAGGAGGAAAAAGAATGAAAGCTGAGGAAGTTTTAAAAAAAGTTAAAGAGTATTTAGAAGAGAATAAAGAAGATGCTAGTCTAGATATTCAAAGTGATAGTAAGCATTTACTATTTTGGATAGAAAATTGGGAGGCAGAATAATGCAATTAATATTAATAAGACCAGATAAATATAAATATGTTAAGCTACCTATGACAGACGATTTGTTTTGGCGTAGGGTAGAAAACTTAAAAAGAGCAATGATTATAGCAGAAGATTTAGAGTTTAGATTGATCTTTTATTATCAGATGTTGCAACTAATGAAAGATGCGCCATGACAAAGATTCTAATAACATTGTTGATTCTTGTTTCTTTATATAATTTTAAGATGCTTCTTTTGTTATTTTTTGTTATTTATTTCTTTTTAATGTAGTGAAACCAGAGAGTAAATTTTGGAAACAGGTCAAAGAAAACTTGTCAGATATCCATTGGACTAGACTAGAGAACAGGATAGGACAAGGTATACCAGATTGTTATGGAATCTCTGAAGGGATCTCGGTTTGGGTAGAATTAAAAGTAATTCGCAGTAATAAGATTGTTCTATCGCCTTTTCAAAAATCGTGGAATTATAACCATAGTTTACAAGGCGGTAGGAACTTTATTATAGCCACGACCTTCCCTCAAAGCTTACTGTATATCTTCTCAGGAATCGTTGCTCCATCCATTGGCTCCATTGCCCATTGTCCTTCCCCTAATTGGCAAATAGACATGGCTCGCGGCACGGGCTGCTGGAAGCAGGTGGCAGAGATCCTTCTCCATTCTCCATTACCGAAGCCAGAAGCCCCACCACAGTAGTTACCAGGAGCTGGTCCCGCACACCAGGCAGCGTGTTCCTTTCTCCATCTCCATTGCCCATCACCAAAAACCCAGCGTAAGTATAGTAACTACCAGCGTCCCCCGCAGCTGTAACCTGAGTTCCGAGGTTGAAGATGAACTCCATTGGCAGAAACCAAAGGGTTTCGAGGCATAGTAGTAACCTGAAGCTGCAGCTCAGGCCAGGAAGCTGAGATGGTAGATCTCCATTCCATTGCCCAAGTTCCACGACCCGTGGTACTACAGTAGTAGTTACAGGACTCAGGAGAGTTTCCTGCTGGAAGGAGATGCCGTGTGCAAAAGAATTTGCATTTACCTCTTGACTATCGAATAAGATGGGACTATATAAGTAACAGGGGACGAACCCAGTCAGGTAGCTCCTGTCTAATCCAGATTGATCATATAAGGGTGTCTGGCGTTCCCGCGCAAAAGAAAGGAACAAGATGACAGATAAGGTACAAACAATTACAGACTACGGAAAAATTTTGGATTGGCAGGAAAGAGAAGATTGTAAAAGTTTGGTCTCCAGTAAATGGAAGGACCGGCAGCAGGATCTGCAGAACCCAGAGTATGAAGCGCTCAGCTTTGATTACGTAGAACCACATACATTTAAAGACCAGGCCGAAGGATACTGGCGTTGGCAGTTCAGCTGGGGCGGGCCCGGCGACGAGCTCAGAGGATTCGTTAACGAACATAAAGAACTACATCGGTTAGAATACTGGTACCTGGACTGGTTTGATGGTGCTTCCATTCAGGTGGCCCAGGACGCTGAGGCCTGGGGTCAAATGCAGGAGATGATTGGCTGATGCTGCTGATACTCATCGTGTTACTCTCCATACACCATCCCATTCTTGGTGCAGCAGCTCTGGCTGCCTGGATTCTGCTGCGCGGGTAGCCGGACTCCATCTCCATCTCCATTGTCCATTGCCCCTACCCCAGTGTAAGGTAAATATAATACTCAGGAAGGTGCAGGTACGGGAGTGGAAGTTCCTGTGAAAAAAAAAAATAAAAAAAGATTTGACAATTAGAATAGAATGGGATATAAAGGGATAATTAACTAGAAAGACGAAAGGAAAATAAAATGTCAAAAGCTGTTAATATATTAGAAGTGCTAGAAAAGGCTTCACAAAGCCCAGCTAGTGTAAGTAAAAGAAATAAACAAGCTATCGTTGACGCTTATGGTCGAGCTTTAACAATGCAGAAAGTTCTAGCAGACTTTATTAAAGTCAACAGACAACTGATGATAGACTTGTCTATGAGTGAAAATGCAAACCTATTGCATGGGAGGGATTACTCAATTCATGTCTCACAAAAACTCGGTGCTAAAATTGACACGCAACTTGTTAAAGAAAAACTTGGCGAGATTGCGTACCACCAATGCAAAGTACCAACGCAATATAAACAAATACAAGCTATGCCTTTATCGGAAAGCACGATTTCGAGAAATAAGAAATCGACAATCGATGAAGTAGCTGACTTTAGAATTTCTGCATAGTACCGATAAATTGCCTATGTAGTTTGGGGCGAACATTGTTCGCCCTAATACATTGGGGGGTAAACCTCGTTATAGAGATAACTGCACTTGCGAGTAAATCAGGACAGACCTGATGTAGGAATCTGCCCCCCATTGTCCATTGCCCATTACTCATGCCTCAAGACTAACACTAATATAATAACACCACAGGACTCTAATGATTGATCTGACCAGTTCCATTTCCATTATCCATTGATGAGCGGGTATGTATAGTAGTATAGTATAGGTACACAAAGAGCTACAGCAGTACCGTCTGCAAAGTTATGTGTAAAAGAAAAATAAAAAAGAATTTGACTATAAGATTAAATGGGAGTAAAAAGTAATTAGAAAGGAGAAATCAAAATGCCGAATAATGATGACTACTTATCACGACAATTATCAGCAGTTAATAATGCCTTTGGTGTTCAAGCAGTTGATAATAATAATCAAGTTCAGCCAACCCATGTTGACGGACTAGATTATAAAGCTTTGTACAAAGTTTTAGAAAGTGAAGTTGAATCTATTATCCTTGACCCTAACGCCCCACAGTACGTTAATGAATGGGGTAATAGAGTGAAAGCTAAACTCTTTGAGATAATTCAACGACAAGCAAACCGATAAACTATTTCCTATAGGATCGGCGAGGGGGCGATTATTCGCCCTCTTTTTTTTTGGGATACAATAGCAGCCAGGCACTAGCTTCGCAGCAGCTTCACCAGGCAGCCTGACACAGCAGGTGATACCTTCACCCACAACATCTAGGTACTTACAAACAATCTGAAACTATATCTGGTGTCAATTGACACCCCTACACACCCATTTTGCCCGTCGTGGTGTGAACTAACACTAAAGGTAAGGTTTTACACAAACATAGAGTATGATATAACTTTTTTATGAATAATTCCAAAATTCCAACGGATTTGCTCAAGTACGAATTAAGAAATTTACAAATAAAAGTTGCTCAGGAGTCCCGTTCCTCCTATTTAACTTTTGTAAAAAAAGTTTGGCCAGACTTTATTGCAGGTAATCATCACAAAATATTTGCACAAAAACTTGAAGATGTTTCACGTGGAAAGATAAAAAGATTAATTGTTAATATGCCACCACGACATACGAAGTCAGAGTTTGCATCTAACCTATTTCCTGCGTGGATGATGGGAAAGAATCCTAAGCTAAAAATTATACAAACTACACACACAGCAGAACTGTCTTATAACTTTGGTAGAAAGGTTCGTAACTTGTTTGATCAACAAGAATTTAAAGATGTTTTTCCTGAAGTTAATTTATCACAAGATTCTAAAGCAGCAGGTAGATTTACTACCAATAAAGGTGGTGAATACTTTGCTGCAACGCATACGAATGGTATACCTCTGGTCCTAGACAACGTTTACAACCTGGTGGTTCAATTGTTATTGTCATGACGCGGTGGTCAACAAAGGATCTTACTGGAAAATTATTAGCAGCACAAACTAACGAAAATGCTGATCAGTGGGAAGTTGTCGAGTTTCCTGCTGTCTTGAATGATAAACCAATGTGGCCTGAGTTTTGGAACATAAATGAATTAAATGGGGTAAAAGCATCATTATCCGAACAAAAGTGGCAAGCACAATGGATGCAACAACCAACCTCAGAAGAAGGTAGTATTATCAAACGTGATTGGTGGAAAGTATGGCCAAAAGAAGACATTCCTGATTTGATGCATGTTATACAAAGTTATGACACAGCTTTTAGTAAAAAAGAGACAGCTGACTTTAGTGCAATAACCACTTGGGGCGTCTTTAAACCCGTGGAACACGGACCATTTCACATTATTCTTTTAGGTATGCGTAAAGGTAGATGGGATTTTCCCGAGCTAAAAGAAATTGCGTTAGAAGAATATAAATACTGGGAACCAGAAACAATCTTGATTGAAGCCAAAGCTTCTGGTATGCCCTTAACACAGGAGCTACGTCAAGTAGGAATTCCTGTAGTTACTTATACGCCTAGTAAGGGCAATGATAAGCACGTTCGTGTTAACTCCGTAGCTCCTTTATTTGAATCAGGGCAAGTATGGTGTACCGAGGATCGCTGGGCAGAAGAAGTTATTGAAGAATGCGCTGCTTTCCCTTATGGTGATCATGACGATTTAGTCGATTCAACAACACAAGCGTTGTTGCGTTTCAGGCAAGGAAACTTCATACAATTAGAGTCAGATTATAAAGATGATAATTTGGGGATAATTGAACAAAGGCAGTATTACTAATGGACCAATACGAAGACATAGATATTTTTGAAATTGACGAGGCGTTACCACCATCAAAAGATGTAGTGGATATGGATTCAGGTTTTGACAAAT